ATGGCCCATGTGGCCTCCGAATGCTTCCTGCGCAGATGAAGGATCCGAGATGCCGAGCGCTGCGCTGACGATAATCAGTGATGACAGAAATTTGATCATGCTATCGATTACGGCAATAAATCATGGAAAATCAACGCCAACGAAGCATTCGAATAATTATAACGCTACTCCTATTTTTAGCATCGGGATGAAAATTTTCCATTCAGAAATGACTTGAGTGGAAGAAACAAGAAAAACTTTAAAAACTGCTTGACAAATGCTAGTTACACTTTATAATGCGAAACCATATAGTGAATAAGTGTGCTTGTACTGAATCCGTTTCTTGATCCATTTCGTGAAGTTGGCGCAGCCGCGCTAATTTAATTGATCAACCGGGAATACCCGGATTCTGGATGAATAACCCGCCTGGAGCGGGTTTTTTGTTTTTCAGCCCCACATAGGCTCGCCGAAAACCTTCAAACTGAAAGTCAGCAATTTGCGGCTTGAGTTGCATGAACTCCGACGCTGCCACAAGCAACGCAAAATGAAATCCCCAACCCGCCCCATGGCGGGTTTTTTTATGTCCGGTCACTTCATGTGACCATTTTTCCGGGTCGAGATAATGATTTGGAGTCCTGCAATAACAGCAGTATTGATAGGCATTGTTGCCGCCTTTTCCTTCGGTGGCGGGTTTGCATTGGGAGACTGGCGCATGGCTTCCCGGGTGGCGCACCTGAGCTCGGACAATGCATTGCTGTCAGCGGCCAATGATCGCTGCGCAACGGATATCGAAAAGGTGCGTGCTGCCATGGATACGCTCAGGGCTACGACAATCGCCAGGGAAAAAAACGCTGCCAAGGCAATGCAGACCGCATCGAAAGCGGCCGTGCGGCACACGAAAGCCGCCCGGAAAATACAATCCCTGCCGCCTGCGAAGCCCGGGCATCTGTGCGAGAAAATGGCTGCTGAACAAATGGAGTATGTGCGTGACCGTCGCCAAAATGAGTAGGCGAGGCTGCCTTGCCATGCTTCTGGTCCTCATGGGGGGATGCGCCGGCAAGCCGATCATCCAGACCCGCGTGGTGGAGAAACCCATAGTCGTGCCATGCCGTATCGGGGTGCCGCCAGAGTGCAAATCGGCCTATGCGGTGGACCGCGTATCGCCGGGCGACGATGCCCTGACGATCAATCGGGCGCTGCGAGCGGAAATAGAGGAACGCTGGGCGTGCGAGACCAAGCTGCGTGCCGCCCTGGCGGGTTGCAACATCCCACCGTTTTCGCCAACTCACTGAGAACACGCAAGATTGCAAGGAACCATGAAAGCATATCCATTGGAAAACAGACCTGAAAATGGAACCAGGGAAAAAGCGTGTATATCTGCCGCCGCTGCAACCACTGAAAAAATGAACGCGCCGGCACAGGAGATCCGCACGATGCTGGATAGGATCTGCGCCGGCATTTCCCTCGGAAAATCGACACGCGCAATGTGTATCGAAACCGGAATCAGCCAGCGTTTGCTCTGGAGCTGGCTGGCAGGCAGCGCGGAATTCATGGAGCAATATCTGCGCGCGAAGGAGTTATGCGTGGATGCGTATGCCGAGGAAATCATCGAAATTTCGGATGACCGATCACAGGATCTCCATCTCGATGAAAAAGGGCGGGAGATAACCAATAGGGAGGCCATAGCGCGCACCCAGCTGCGCATCGATGCGCGCAAGTGGTATGCATCCAGGCTGGCGCCCAAAAAATACGGCGACAAGGCAATGGAAGCGCAAACTGGCAACGACAGGAAAACGCGCATGGCTCCCAGCATCGAAATCGCCTTCGTGCCGGCCGGGCGCGGGGATGGAGCCGCCGGCCTGTCGTGATCAACGTAGCGGCGGCAGCACCCATGCAGCATGGCATGCGTGGCGAGGTTTCATGATGACTGCGCATCGGGCCGAATTCCCGGAAAAGCTGCGCTTCTTGTTCGCCCCGGCAAGATACAAGGTTCTGTATGGCGGGAGAGGCGGCGCCAAGAGCTGGGGTGCCGCCAGGGCGTTGCTGATCCAGGCGGCAGCATCGCCATTGCGCGTGCTGTGCGCCCGCGAATTTCAGAACTCGATCGCCGATTCCGTGCACCACCTGCTACAAGCGCAAATCACCGCAATGGGCCTGGAGGCATTTTATGAGGTACAGAATAGCGCGATCCGCGGGGCCAATGGATCGGAATTCCTGTTTGCCGGATTGAGGAACAATATTTCCCGGATCAAATCGTTCGAGGGCATTGACAGGGTCTGGGTCGAAGAAGCGCAGGCAGTAAGCAAGACCAGCTGGGATACGCTGATTCCGACCATCCGCAAGGAAGGTTCGGAAGTCTGGGTAACTTATAACCCCGAACTGGAAACCGACGACACGCACCAGCGATTTGTGATCCATCCCCCGCGGGACGCGATGGTGGTCAAAATCAATTGGAGCGACAACCCCTGGTTCCCGGAAACACTCTGGCGAGAAAAAGAAGAACTGAAAGCAAGGGATCCGGATGAATATCAGAATATCTGGGAGGGCCATTGCAGGACGGCGCTGGAAGGCGCGGTGTACGCAAGGGAATTGAGACGGGCCCAGGAAGAAGGACGCATCGGAGGCGTTCTCCACGATGCCGAAAGGCCTGTTCATACATTCTTCGATCTGGGGTGGGCCGACAGCACCGCCATCTGGTTCGCGCAGACCGTGGGCGCCGAGCTCAGGCTGATAGATTATTACAGCAATGCCCAAATGCCGATTCAGCATTATCTCGGCGTGCTGCAGGACAGGGGATATATCTATGGCATGGACTGGCTGCCGCACGATGCAAAAGCCAAAACCCTGGCGACCGGACGAAGCCTGGAGGAAATCATGCTCGCGGCCGGACGCAGGGTCAGGATAGTGCCGAATCTGTCCATTACGGATGGAATCAATGCAGCCAGAACAGTGTTCGATCGCTGCTATTTCGACGCGACAAAGTGTGCGGAAGGATTGCAGAGCCTGCGCCGTTACCGGTTTGACGTCGACGCGGAGACCGGGCAACTCAGTGGCAGGCCTTTGCACGATTTTCACAGTCACGCGGCGGATGCATTCAGATATTTCGCCATCTCGGTCGAAGAGGACAAGCCCATGGTCAGCGCGCGCGGCATCAGCATGAAAGGATGGCGGGGATGATGGAATCTCCGATAACGGCGGATATACCGGTCGAAGCCTACGACAAAATCTGCAGGGAGATACGTGACCAGCCCAGGTGGCGCCTCGAAGCAGACACCGATTGCGACTATTACGATGGCTCGCAGATAAACAAGGAAGTACTCAGGCGGCTGAGGGAGGCTGGCATACCGCCGCAGGATTCGAATCTCATCAAGCCCACGATCAATGCAGTGCTGGGAATGGAAGCGCGCAGCCGCACGGATTACAAGATCACCTCCGACGACGAGCACCAGGCCGAAATAGCGGAGGGCCTGTCAGCCCGGATCAAGGAGGTGGAAACGGAATCCCGGGCGGATCGCGCCATGTCCGATGCCTATTCGAGCATGATCCGCGCGGGTATCGGATGGGTCGAGGTATCGCGCGAGTTCGACCCGCTCCGGTATCCCTATCGTGTGCGGGAAGTACATCGCAACGACATCTACTGGGACTGGACATCCAGGGAGCCGGATCTGTCGGATGCCCGCTATCTGCGCCGCGACAAATGGGTGGACCGATTGCAGGCCGTTGCGATGTTTCCCGAGAAGGAACAGCTCATCGCCAACAGTTGGAGCGGATGGAGCCGGACGGATGTGTATGAGGAAACCGATACCGGCATGGCAAGCGCCTTCGAGATCGAGCAGACGTGGGGCCGCAACCACGATGAATACCTGAGCCGGAGCTCGGGGATGGTGCGCTTATCCGAATTATGGTATCGGCATTTCGAAGACGGCCATGTTCTGGGGCTGCCCGATGGAAGAATCATTGAATACCGCGAAGACAATCCGGTTCACCAGGCTGCGGTAGCCAGAGGGCTGGTGCGGGTGCAGAAATGCCTGCTCACCCGGGCACGAGTCGCCATCTGGCTGGGGCCGCATAAATTGATGGACGCACCCAGTCCATTGCCGCATGCGGATTTCCCGTATGTTCCATTCTGGTGCTTCCGCAAGGACCGCTCGCGCGCGCCCTACGGGCTGGTAAGGGATATGCGCGGGCCGCAGGACCAGATCATCGATCTGGATATTCTGCTTTACGAAGTGCTGAACTCCGTCAAGGTGGAAATAGATAACGACGCGCTCGATCTCAACCAGAACACCTATCAGGAAGTCGCGCGCAATATCAGCAGCCTGCGCTCGATGACGGTCCTCAACTCGCAGCGCAGGAATGCCGGTGGATTCAAGGTGACGCGGGAACATCAGCTTGCCGCGCAGGTATTTCAACTGGTGCAGGAGCGCAAGCGAAGAATCGAGGAAGTTGGCGGAATCTACCGCTCGATGCTGGGAGCGGACACTTCCGCAACCAGCGGCGTGGCCATCAACAGCCTGGTGGAACAGGGTTCCACGGTGCTGGCTGAGCCGAACGACAACTTCCGGTATGCACGGCGCATAGTGGGGCAGCAGCTCCTGGCATTCATCAGGCAGGATATGCTGGGCAGGGAATCCGCCGTGGCGGTCAGGCAGGGAAGCGGCCGCAGGATGGTGATTTTCAACCACCCGGTCATGACTCCTGCCGGCCCTGCCATTGAGAACGACATCGAGACCGCCCAGGTCAAGGTCGTGCTGGAGGATGTGCCGGCCACGCCGAGCTTCCGCGCGCAGCAACTGCAGGCACTGGCGCAGATGGTGCAGGCGGCGCCTCCGGCATACCAGGGGGTCATGTATCCGGCCATGCTGGAGCTGTCGGATGTGCCCAACCGGCATGAGCTGGCGGATCAGTTGCGCAGGGTTGGGGGCATGGGCGCCGCGGCAACCACGACCGCCACGGCCGAGGCGAGCGCGGGGGACGGATGATTCCGCCGACGCCCAGGTAAAACCATGGCGTCATGAAAAGTCACGAAAGCAGGTCCGGCTACAGGTCCTGTCAACACTTGTTTTGCGCCCAAGATGGGTGAGGATTCGAGGTACGGCGCAAGCGTGCAGCACTGGCAGTCACATAGTTACATCTGAAAGTTACATCTGAAAAGACGTGAAATGAGCAACCCAATCAGCAGGTAAGTTCCTAAACAACCATCGAGGAGATGACATGATCAGTCTGGTGTATGACAAAATCATTGGTGTTTTTCAATATGGAGCAGGATCGGTTCTCAACCTTGCTCCGAGTGTCGAAGCAGATCTTGTCCGAGCGGGTAGCGCGAAAACCGTGCCGCTCATCAGGCCCATCCTGCAGTCCGGCGTGCGCTGCCATTCGGATGCGGTCGGCACCTGGTCCCTGGCGGGAGGCGTGATAACGATTTCGCGTACAGCCCACGGCGCGCTTACCGGAGACAAATACGCCTTTGCGCCCACGGCCGGGACCGGAACCACCCCCGCTGCAGGCATATACGCAGTGACCGGCACGCCCGATGCGAATACCCTGACGCTCTCCGCCGACGCCAGCATCGCAGGCACGGCGGGAACGGGGACCATGACGGGCATTGGCGCTCAGACTCTATTCTCGGACACTGTTCCGGGCGGCAGCATGGGAAAGAACGGTTCGCTCCGGATCATGTGCCGGCACCGCCACGCCAACAGCGCCAATACCAAAACGTTCGAGGTGTTTTTTGGCGGCGTCAAATTCACTCAGTATGGTGCTACGACCACACTCAGCAGCGGAGTGATGGCCTGGATCCAGAATACCAACAGCGATCAACTGCAGCAGTTGTCCACCTCCCCCGGATCGGGGGTCGTAGTCGGCGCCGGTTCCTATAATGCCACAGGAGCCGACTGGAAGACCGCGAATATCGATACCTCCGTCGATCAACTGCTGGTGATCAAGTGCACCAAGGTAAACGGGGCTGAATTCGCTTCGCTTGAAAACATCATCGTCGAACTTATCCCTTCCCTGGACTGATCATGAAAATTTATCCAATCAATGACGCGAATTTGCCGGTATCACAAGCATACCGGCCGCAACTCGAACGATTTTTTCAGGGCGGAAATATTTACGTGGTGGAAGCGGCAGGGGATTACGCGGGATTGCCGCAGCCGATTCTCGATTTGCTGAAAGGCAGAACATCAACGGCATTCCTGAAGTCGCCAAGCTTCTATCCCATGTACTACAAAGGCTTGCTGGCGAAATTCCTGGTTCATCCGGAAACCGATCTGACCACCATGACGATCGATTCCAATGGCACCACGGCGGCTGGCGTAAGCAGTACCGTCGGCAAGGCAAACAGGGTCTACAGTATTCCCGGGGCAATCGTCTCCAGAATAGAACCCACTGACACGCCGGTTGCCCATGGCTATCGCGGAGAAATATTTTCGCCCACGCTCTATGCCCAGAAGCTCGCCTTTGGCACGCCCTACAACATCGCCGTGGGCCTCAAGCTATGCTCATGGGATTTCATCAGCAGTCCTTCCACGCGCATGATCATTTTCCAGGTGCGCCAGACGGAAGACCCCGGCGACTATTCCGGCATTCCCCCACTTTTCCTGTCGGTGGTCGGATCGAAATTCCGCATCAGCTACGCGTATAACGAAGCCGCCATTACTACCGGCCCGGTAACCGAACGCATACTTTATGAATTCGATGCAATCAGCGACCAATGGGTTTATTTTTGCTTCCGGGCGATTTTCAGCTATACGGGCCAGGGGTATCTCGACGCTTACGTGAACGGCAGCCTGGTGGGCCGATACGATGGCTCGCTGGGGTATAACGACAAGCTTGGAAACTACGCAAAGATGGGCTGCTACGACGGAGCGGGAGATGGATTTCCTTCTGGCGTCGCCAGCCGGGAAATCCACTACAAGGGATGCATCTTGATAGAGGAAAAAGCCGGTTACTCGCTCCCTGACATGTATGCGGACCTGCAGGCCGTGTGACGATTGGAACAGGTAAAGCTTTAGTGACTTGAATTTCAAATGGAATGACGCATGATCAAGTTTCGGACCGACAAGACGGTGAGCCTTATCCGTTATGGTGCGGGAACGATCGCCAGCCTGCCCCGGGAGATCGAGGCGGCATTGATAGAGCAGGGCGCCGCCGAAAATTCCCTGGTGGTTTCCAGACCAGTCGAGGTTTTGTCGAGCTCTGCCGCGCCGGTCGGAAGCGCATGGACGGGAGTCGACGAAGTGCTTGCTTCATTCGTCATTCCTCAGGGAATGTTCGGCGTGAACAGCATACTTCAGATCGAGCCGCTATGGACATTTGCCAGCAGCGCGAACAGCAAGATCTGCAAGGTGAGGGTGGGAGGCATCCTGGTTTATTCCGCGACGCGCACCACCTCGACCAGGGAGGCTCCGCTGATCATCCTCGCCAACCGCAATTCCCTAAGTTCCCAGATACAGCCATATGATACGACTTACGCCACTGCCGGGTCGGGAACTCCCGCTACCTATGCCATTGATTTTTCCATGACAACTACTGTCGAGATCATGGGACAGAGGGCAAATGCGGGAGACGCCTTGACGCTCGAGTATTTCCGTGTTTTGCACTTTGTGGGCGATTGAAATGACTACCTGGTATTTCGATTCGCTCTACGGCTTAGACGCAAATAACGGAAAGAGTCAAGATAAAGCAAAACGATATTATGAGGTCTTCGCTAATGTGGGATTTCCTGGTGCGGCACAGGGGGATACCTATCTTTTCAAGCGTGGAACCACACAAGCAATTTCTATTTTAAATATAGGAGTGGGATCTGGGGCAGGCACCACGCAGAGAACGCGGTATGGTGCTTATGGCATTGCGCAAGTTCCTTATTCAATCTGGACTCCTCCTCCAACTGGAACGCTGAATAATAGCTTTATTCTAAACGGCAGCGGTAGGAGTTATATCGATTTTGAAGATATGTATTTCGATGCGCTGAACCGCGCTACTTATACTCTTTATCTTGTCGCTAGTGGTGGCACAGGGAATTCGGGTCACAGATTTCAGCGATGCTATTTTGCCAATACCGCCCCAGGTGCTAATGGAACAGGGCTATTTTTCGGAGGTACTGATACATCAACGGGAGACACGAGCGACTATCTTTTCGAAGATTGCCACTTCCTCAACAATCCCGTTCATGGAATGCTTGTCAATGGCGCACATGGGGTCGTTGTCAGGCGCTGTAAATTTTACGGCAATGGTTTCAATGCCCCAGCGGGAGGTCACGGATTCTCCAACAAATACCGGCTCCAGGAATTTACCTCGTCAGGATGGATGCAGGCTGGATTGGTCTGGTATAGAGCTTTGGCGGCGTATCAGGCCGATGTGTACTATGTCACGACGAAAGTCAGCGGGTATGGCAGGCTCAACAAAAATACAATCAATCCAACTACTCCTAGTGCCGGCGAATTTGGCGTTTCCGGCGGAAATCTTTATATCAATATCAACTCGGTCACAAATCCGGCTAGTCAATCCGTAAAATATGCCTGGGGGCGCTGCTGCAATTTATTGGTGGAGGATTGTGAGGCTTATGACAACGTCAACGACCCATCTTCACCTTTTGTTGAGGGTCATGGTTTCGCTTTTGATAACTGGACTGACGACTCGGTATTCCGGCGGAATAAGTCATACAACAACGGCGGCAGTGGATTCTCCATTAATATGGGCGACCGCAACATCCTCGAGTCCAACATCGCATACGGGAATCAGGCATCGGGAGCGGTGCTGGCATCCTCGTGGGGAAGTGTCCTGCGCCACAATACATTTTTCGATAATAATCTGGGTCCATCCGGCATCCGGAATAATGGGGAAATAAGCGCTTTTCCGAACTGCAAGAATGGCAACATTACGAACAATGTTCTGCGCCATATTGGTGACCGGTTTTATGGTGTCGATATTTTCCCTGATGTGACCGGATTTACTGGACAGAACAATTGCATATGCGGCTACCTGAACACGGACCGTGGCTCGGCATTGACCGACACCATTACCGACAATCCGCTGCTCGATGCCCGCCACCGCCCGCAGGCAGGCGCGATCAAGCGTGCCGGGGCCTACCTGGGCGGCAGGGATTTCAGCGGCAGGACATTCCATAACCCTCCGAGCATTGGCGCGGTGGATGCTGCGGCGGAGCCGCCGGCACGCTATCTGTTTGTGAAAGCATGAATTTGTAAATCATAAATCCTGCGTAAATCCTGCAATAGCCGCCTCCGGGCGGCTTTTTGTTTTGGCACGCAGCATCATGACGACAATTCGATTCTATCAATTCCGCGCAGCGGACCCGCTCACTGGGTTAAGCAGTTGGAGGAAAAGCCAATGGCGATGAAAACCGATGATCTTACGGATGAAGCAATCACGAATCCTGCTCCGGAGGATGTAGAGACGCTGGAGAACGCGGCTCCCGCGCCAGACGACCAGATGGCGAAAGACGAGTCCAGCCCGGAAGAGCAGGAAGGCCCGGCTAACGGCGCGGGGGAAGACGAGCCGATCGTCCATACGAAGAATGGCAAGGGGATCATTCCCTACGGAAGGCATAAAGCATTGCGTGTGGAAAACTCGGTGCTGCGCGAGCAGCTTCAGGCTGCTCAGCTGGAAAACAGAAAGGCGGCTGAAAGGCTCGAAACCCTGTTGAAGCAGAAGAATGAGGATGCGCAAGGAATGGATGGCGCAGTCTCCGATGAAGCCCTGGCAAAGCATCTCCAAAGGCTGGAAGCAGATATGCCGCAGGTCCACCAGGTCATTACCGCCGTACTGGAGGGAAGCCGGAAGCAAGGCAAAAAACTCGAAAATACGCTGAATGAGCTGAGGCGCGAGCAGGAAGCATCGGCTCGCGCCCGGCAACTCACCGTGGAGGAGCAGATCGCCGAAGCCAAGGATGGCAACCCGGACCTGGTGCACTGGGAAAGCAATGATCCGCAGGCATGGGAGGAAGCGCTGAAACAGGACGAAATTCTCCGGACCAGCAGCAAATGGACGGGAAAGTCTTTTGCTGAAAGGTTCGAAGAGGTTGCACGCCGCGTGAAGGCAATCATGCCGGAAGCTTCCATGCCAAAGCAAGCCGACCCGGAGCAGACCAGGGTTGACGTACGAGCCAGGCTTGAAAATGCCCCGGCAAGAAAGCCCACAACCCTATCGGATATCCAGGGCGGAGCCCACCCCGCTTCCGAGCGCGATCAGATCGAAAACCTGAGCCCGCATGAACTGGCCAAGCGATTGATGAAGATGCCCTCGCAGCAGGCAGCAGCTTTAAGAGCCGAACTCGATTAAAAAGGACCCAATGAAATGGCTGAAACAAATGTTCCAAGCGGCAGCCCGATTGCCGTAAAACACTATAGCGCCGCGCTTTTCGCCAACACCCTGAAGGGCACTTCAGCCCTGGAAAACCTGGTGGGGCCGGTCGAGCCTTCCGCCACCATGGAAAAATTTGCCGGCCAGACCCAGCCCGGAATGCCTCTGGTGAGGATCGACAACCTGATGAAAGGCGCAGGCGAGGTGGTGGCCCTCGACCTGGTCGATACCGTTGGCGGGGAACCGCTGATGGGTGATATCAACCGCGAAGGCAAGGGCAGCACCCTTTCGTTTTCCTCCATGGAAATCAAGATCGACCTGGCAAGCAAGGTCATCGACGCGGGCGGCAGCATGTCTCAGCAACGCACCAAGCACAACCTGCGCGAAATTGCCCTGGCGCAATTATCCGGCTATTTCCCCAGGCTGGACACGCAGGAATCGCTGGTGCATCTCGCCGGCGCCCGTGGGTCGCAGATCGGAACGGACTGGACCATTCCCCTCCAGAGCGCACCGAATTTCACTTCCGTCATGGTCAATCCCGTCAAGGCGCCCACATTCAACCGGCATTTCGTGGTGAATGGCGCAAACCTGGTTCAAGGCGGGCAGCAGCTGGGCGCCGTCGTTTCCACGGATCAGCTCAAGCTCAGCCATCTGGATAATTTGCGCAAGCGGATCGACGACATGGACCAGCCCCTGCAATCGGTGAAGCTGGCCGGGGACAGCGCCGCGCAGACCTCCAGGATGTGGGTGTTCGTCGCCACCCCGAACCAGTATTCGATCCTGCTTACCGAAGGCTCCCTGCGGGCATTCCAGCAAAACGCGGTAAACCGGGCGGCATACCTCGATGGCCGGCATCCCCTGTTCGCCGGAGAAGTGGGCATGTGGAATGGCATCCTGGTAATCAAGAACGAGCGGGCAATCCGCTTCATGCCGGGAGATACGACCAAAATCGTGACCGCCGCGAACGCGCCCACCGCCGCCGAAACCGATCAGGCAATTAATCCGGCTCTGGCTGCGGGTTATGCGGTGGAGCGGGGTCTCCTTCTGGGGGCACAGGCGCTTGGCGTAGCCTACGGCAGAACCAAGATCAGCGGAATGCAGTTTGGCTGGAAGGAGCACTGGTACAACTTCGAAAGCAACCTGGAAGTCATGGGGGAAAAAGTATGCGGCAAGGCCAAGGTCCGGCTTTCCATCGATGATGGAACAGGAACCAAGGTGCCGACCGATTTTGGCGTGATCGCAGTCGATTCCGCTGTATCGCTGTAATCCCCGCAAGCGCTGTGTTCCAGCCTACCAATGCCATTCTTCAAGGAGTGTATCGATGGCCACTTTCAACGCACCAGATCTGGTTACTAAAAACCGCCACATGGGCGGATATGGCAACGCCGTGGTGGTTTACGGCTCCGTAACCCCAGCGGCAGCCGCGGTCGGGGATGTGTACCGCCCGGTCATCATCCCTGGAGGCCTCGACGTGACCGATATCGATATCGTCAACGACGATCTCGATACCGCCGGAATGCCCGCTATCGGATGCAAAATCGGTTTTGCGCCGGTCAATGCGAACGAGGGGCCGACGGCCGATGATGCCTATTTTTCCGCAAGTGGCAACGCTCTGTTTCGCAATGCAGGGCGTACCACGCTGGCTTTTCAACCCCTCAAGTTCGAAAGGCCGGTATTCCTGACCATCACGGTTACCGCAGCCGCAGCCACCTTCGCTGCCGGCAAGGTAACCGCGATCGTCAAGGGCGACGGCATAGGCATCAAGTAACAGGGCGGGTGAAAAGCAAACCAGGGCGGCCGCCCTCATACCACACCAAGCACGCTAAGCACGCTAAGAACATCAAACGGAGGCCGCTCCTTTTATGGGAGCCTGATATGCCATTAGTGAAATACATCGGCAAGACCGTCAAGACCGACAGCATCGGCCGGATCGGCCTGCGCTGGGAACCGGGCCAGGTTCGCAGCGTGACCGCCGAGATGGCGGAGCGCCTGCTGCCATTTTCCGATAGCTGGGCGAAAGCAGACAAGCCCGCGGATAACGGGAACGATGACCATCCGGACGGCGCTATCGGCCTGCTCGCGGAAGAAGCGCGGATGGAAGAACCGATCCCCGTGGTCGATTTTCACGGCATGGATAAAGTGGCGCTGGCCGAGTTCGCTCAGCGCAACTACAACCAGAAGCTGGACAAGCGCCAGAGCAGGGAAGCGCTGCGGCAAAAAGTGGTCGCCCTGTTTTCGCAGCACGAGCTGGATAAGTGATCCTAAATCCGGCAGTCGGCCGCTCGTTTTCAGATTAAGGCTATGATCTATAAAAACTTTTCTCAGTACTCGGCGCTCATCTATATGGTGAGTTCGCTACAGGGCGGATTGTGCAATTTTTGCGGTACATGGCAGCGTTGCAACTCCTTGGAATGGAATAGCCATTCCGCGTCGTTGCGTCTTGCCCCGCACGCCAAAAGCCGCACACTCCATCCTGTCCAACTGCCGGATTCAGGATGATAGCATTCACCTATCGGTCGGCGGTCGATCTTGCGCGCATCCCGTTGAACGATGCGAGCAAGGACAGATATCCGGATGACATACTGCTGGCGTTCGCCAACCAGGGCGTGCTGCAGATACTGAAGCGCCGGCCTGATCTTTTCTCCCAGCAATTCGTCCCATGGCCCGATTGGGCCGACGGCGAAAGGCTGCTGGACGATG